AGATACAGATATGGCAGACGCAGTAAAAAAATACAGCACAAATACAGCATAAAATGGGAAAAGAACACATAAAAAAACATCAGTTTAAAAAAGGCAAATCAGGGAATCCTAATGGCAGACCAAAAGGCTCACCTAATTGGAAGAAACTTTATAATAAATTACTAGAGACAGAGAGTGAAATTATGAATCCACTTACAGGGAAAGCAGAAAAAGTAACTCAATTTGAGAAAACAGTAATATCTCTCTTTAAAGAAGCTTTTAAAGGAAATGTAACAGCTCAAAAAGAAATAGTTGAAAGGGCAATGGGTAAGAATAAAGAAACTATTGATATAAATGCTGATGTACCAAACTTAGACTTTAGAAAGCTGTTTAATTTTAATGATGAGGATTGAACTTTAATGGTAAATATCAAGCCTTCTGGAATGATAGTAGATACACTATATTAACCGGAGGACGAGGCTCTGGTAAATCGTATTTTACCGGAGTTTTTTTGTTAGGCTTAACTTATGAGGCTGGTCATGTGATACTTTATACTCGATATACTTTAAGAGCAGCTAGTGTTTCCATTATACCAGAGTTTAGAGAAAAAATAGACCTATTAGGCTTACAGAATTTATATCATATTACTAGAGATGAGATAGTAAATAAAGCTAATGGTAGTAAGATAATATTTAGAGGTATTAAAACCTCATCAGGAGACCAAACAGCAAACCTTAAATCTTTACAAGGTGTAACTACTTGGTGTATGGAAGAGGCAGAAGAAATAGACGAAGACTCCTTTGATAAAATAGATCTTTCAGTAAGACAAAAGGATTTACAAAACAGGGTGATCCTTTTACTTAATCCCAGTACTAAAGAGCATTTTATATATCGTAGGTTTTATGAAGATAAAGCAGTACAAGCTGGAAGTAATCTAACTAAAGGCGACACCACTTACATCCATACTACCTATTTAGATAATATTAAAAACCTATCTGAAAGTTATATTAAACAGATTGAGGATATGAAAACAAGGAGACCTCAACGTTATAAAACTGTAATAGAAGGTAATTGGTTAGAAAAAGCAGAGGGAGTTATATTCACTAATTGGAAACTAGGTAAATTTAAAGAAGTATCTAAGGCAGTTTATGGAGCTGACTTTGGATTTGCTAATGATGAGAATACTTTAGTAAAAACCTCAATAGACAAAGACAGGAAAATAATCTATATTAAACTCTGTTTCTATTTACCAGCTTTAACTACTTCTGACCTTAGAGGACTATATAAAAAACATGCTGGAGACTCTCTAATTGTAGCAGACTCAGCAGAACCTAGATTGATACATGAGCTTCGATCTACATGTAATATTATTCCAGCAATAAAAGGACAAGGGAGTATTACTTATGGCATTTCTTTATTACAAGATTATGATTTAATTATAGATGAAGAGGACAGTACTCCCCTAGTTAAAGAGTTAAACAATTACAGCTGGCTTGAAAAGAAGTCAAAGACACCAATAGACAAATACAACCACACCCTTGATGCCCTGCGTTATTCGATTAGTTATCAATTAAAAAATCCAAATGCTGGTGAATATCATTTAATGTAAAATAGTAGACCGAAAATATAAACATAAAGCGTTTTAATAATATAACATTTTAGTTATGGCAATAAAAAAATTAACAGTTCCAAATGATATGTCAGAAATAACACTAGGACAATATCAAAAGTTTGCAAAATTAGTTGAGAAAGATCAAGAGGATGACTTTCTGCAAAAGAAAATGATTGAGATATTTTGTGGAATAGATCTTAAAGAAGTTGATCAGTATAAGTATACAGCAATTAAAAAGATTACAAAGATCATTTCTTCAATGCTTGAGCAAAAGCCTAAACTTAAAACAAGGTTTCATTATAAAGGCAAAGAGCTTGGGTTTATTCCTAGAATAGAAGACCTGTCTTTTGGTGAGTTTGTTGATTTGGATATGTTAATGAAAGACTGGGATAGTATGGACAAAGCTCTTGGAATATTATACAGAGAAATAGATATGAAGTTTAGTGACAAATACACAATAGTTAATTACAATTCAGATAGTATTGAAGATATGAGAGAAATGCCTTTGGATATTGCACTGGGTGCTATTTTTTTTTTGTGGAATTTAAAAAAAGAACTAACGAATCATATCCTCAGTTATTCGGCTCGAACGATGAAGGATTTGACACCTCAGCAGAGGGAGCTTTTAATGAACAGTATGGCTGGTTCGGGAGTTTCTACACCCTCTCAGGTGGAGGTGATATTACAAAGTTCGAAGCTGTAGAAAGATTGCCAATGACTCAATGTTTAACCTATTTAAGTTTTGTAAAACAGAAGACAGAGCTTGAAGCTAAAAAGATAAAAGATGCAAGACGGAAATAAACAAGATTTAATAGACTCTTTATATGAGAGAATGCTATTAGACGATAACGAAGAGATTGTATTGTCAGATGGATTTGAAGGTGCTTTAATGGGCGTTTCAGCTACAGAACCTAAAATAGCTATATACGATTTTTGGAAAGCCATAGACTGTTTAATGAAGTCTAATAACCATTTAACTTTTGATGAGGCTTTAGAATGGCTTGAAGACTTTGCTAAAGCTAAAGTGGAAACATTAGAAGATCTAACACCAATATTTGTTAAAACATTATGAATACATATTTTAAAGTAATTGAAGATTTAAAGACTATTGCTATTGCTGAGCCTTTTGTGAATACAGTAACTCAAGGTGACATAACAGAAATAGACCTTAACAAAACAACAATATTCCCTCTTTGTCATATTAGTGTTTCTGGTGCTGATTTACAAACCAACTTAAATACGCTTAATATATCTGTTATTTTAATGGATATAATAGACCATTCAAAAGAATCCTCATCAAGTGATATAAGAGGGAATAATAATGAGATGGATGTATTAAACACTCATCTAGGAGTAGCAGCCAGAATACAAGCAGCAATAGCGAGACAGTCAGCATATAGAGACCAGTACGAGTTGACCAGTAGTTTTTCATGTGAACCCTTTACAGAAAGGTTTGAGAATAACATGGCAGGATGGGCTGTAACATTTACAGTACAAATACAAAACCCTATGACTAGCGCAACGTAATGAATAACGAAAAACTAAAATATTTTAAAGAAGGTTTAAATCGGTTTGCTAAAGCAGTAATCTTTGGAAGTTTAAAAGAACTAAAGAGACAAAAAAAAGGCGATAGCAATTTAAGTAAGTCTTTAATGTATGATGACAAAGTTTCTAAAAATAGTCTTTCTATAGACTTTATAATGAATGATTATGGTTTATTCCAAGACAAAGGTGTTAAAGGTGTAGGAGGTGTTAGAAAAATGACCAGCACTTTTAATAGCAGAGATAACAAAGGTAAAATGTGGAAACAAAAAGGAAAAAACAGCCCTTTTAGTTTTAAAAAAGATAAAAAACCATCAGTAAAACATTTTAAAGATTGGGCAATTAAAAGAGGGCTGAACCCTTTTGCAATTAGGGAGTCTGTTTTTAGACAAGGGATTGCTCCAAGTTTATTCTTTACAAAACCTTTTGAAGCTGCTTTTAAAGAATTACCAGAGAACCTAGCTGAAGACTTTGCTTTAGACCTAGAGAATTTTATTGAATTTACAACTAAAGATATTAATAAGAAATGAGTACAAAAATAAATGTAAGAAGCCCCTTTTATCTAAGTTATGCTGAGCCTACAGTTCCAGAGCCAGCTTTTACTTGTTTAATTGCAAACCCCACTAGCAATGATGCTGGTATAGCTAACCAATTTGATATAAATCAACAAGGTATAATAACACTCCCTAATTTAGAGTTTGGAAACATACTGAGTATAGCCTCTTCAGATAGTGGCTTTTCAAATAATAAGTATGCTACTGTAACTTCAGATACAACTAGAACTATAACCTTAACAATCGCAATACCAACAGGATTTTCTAACTCTTCAGATGGAACTTTTAACTGTAATGTAACTGCTATTCAACCTCCCTATCAACCAGCAGCAACACCTCCAGCTAATCAACCAGCTCAAACATGTTCTGGAGGCCCAACTTTAGACACTGCAAGTTCTTCTGTAACATTAGCTGCCGGAAGTGGTTCATCTACAATAGATGTAGGAGCTTATTTTTCTAGTGAGACAGGATATAATATAATAAATTACAACACTACTACAGTAACTCACTCTTTGTCTGGAAGTAATTTAACACTATCAGCTCAATCTGTTTGCGCAGTAGTTACTGTATATGTAGAGGCTTACGATGCTGGTAATAATACTTGTAGACCGGTTCACACAATAACAGTTACAGTAAATAACTGTTCAGCTTTTGCATGTTCTTCAGCTGCTTTTTCCCAAGGGTCAATTACAGCAAGTGGAACGATCACGAATCCTAATAGTGCTGCAGTAATTGCTGGAATAAGTAAAACAAATGGAGGGGCTTTAATAACAAGTTATGATGCTAATACAGGGTCATCATCACAAAGCGTAACTCTCTGGTGGAAACTTACAGCACCTTCAAATTATTCTAACGCAGGGAGTGCTGTTTGGTGTTCTTTTGCAATACCTCAAGCTGGAACTGCAGCTTCAGCTTTTACATGTACTGATGCTGGTTTATATGGTCAGCAAATTTCTTCAGATGGTATTGTAAACTCTGGAAGTGCTAGAGAGGGGACTATTGTAAACTTTACACCAGCTAAATATCAAACAGTAAGTACTGATACAGCTAGAACAAATTTAGCAATAGTCGTAACTGCACCCTCAGGTTATTCTAATGCAGGTAATAATATAAGCTGTACAATATCATCAGTAACTCAACCAGCCTTTATTGCCAGTTGTGGTTCAAATACTTTCTATATAAGTAGAGGGAAAACAGATCCAGCAGACTTTTGCGATGGTACTTACGCAGTAACTAGAACTGTAAAAGTAGACTGGGCTTATATAGATACAGCTCAAGGTCAAAGAGTATGTTTAAATAACAGCGCATATAATGGAAACAACCTTTATTATGCAGTTAGCAGTAATAGTGTTGATGTAGGACAAGGGACTGGATGGTTTGCTACATGGCAAATAGACTCAGAAGGAATTATACAAGAAGTACACCCAGTACAATGTTTAGGTGGAAATAAAATAGGTGGAGCATTATAAAAATTAAATAAAATGGCATTAAAAACAGCAGAATTAAGATTATGGGTTTATACAGGAACGAGTGGCTCGTATACTGGAGAGCCTACTTATGTAATTGAAAAAGACATAATATCTACTCAAAGTAAAATAGTCTTTGAAATAGCAGAACTAATAAGAGACTATATAGATATAAGTTTTAATAACGATTATCTATGTAATGCAGTTTGGGCTACAGCAGTTACTACTCTATTTGACGATGATGGGGTGGCTTATACTTACAGTAATCCAGTTTCAAATACCTATATAGCTTTAGATGGTTATGGGCTTTTTGAGGATGGTGTAAATCCTGAACTAGAAAGGCATGCATTAATAAGTGCTAACAAGATGTATTTACCAGAATCAACTGCTGGAAAACTACCTATTTTTGCTGAGGGTGTTGGAAAGGTTATTATTGACTCAACTACAACTCAGATTACTGATAGTGGAAACTCAAACCAAAAGATACAATATATAACAATCCCAGCTGACACCTCAACTATTTTAGTTTACGATACTAACGACACTACCCTACTTAAAACAATAACCGTTGAGAATCAATGTGAACCAAAGTTTACTCAAATAAAAGCTACTTTCCAAAATAAGTATGGAGCTTTTCAGGATGTATATTTCTTTAAGAAGAGTATTGAAAAAATGGATGTAACAGAAGAGACTTACAAAAGAAATACAATCTCCAACTCTTCAGTTTCTTATAATACTTACGAGGCTCAAAATAAAAGATATAATGTAAATGGAAAGACAAGCCTTACAATGAATACTGGCTATGTAAGTGAAGATATTAATACAACTATTGAGGAGTTATTTTTAGCTGAAAATATCTGGTTAAGATGGGAATCTAAAACCCTACCAGTAAATATTAAATCAAAACAATATCAAACTAAAACATCTTTAAATGATAAGATGATAAACCATACTATAGAGTTTGAATTTGCATTTAATAAGATTAATAACGTTAGATGATAGCACTCCAGTTATATATAGAAGGTCAAGAGGTTGAGCTTTTTGCAGATGAGAGTATTACACTTACTCAAAGTATTCAAAATGTAAGAGATATAAGTAAGGTCTTTGTCCCTTTTACTCAAACTTTTAACTTACCAGCTTCAAGAGTTAACAATAAGATCTTTAAACACTTTTACGATTACTATATAGATGGATTTGATGCAAGGACTAAAAAAGAAGCCTCCCTGTTTTTAAACTATAAGCCATTTCAAAAAGGCAAGATAAAACTAGAAGGTGTTTCATTAAAAGAAAACAAACCTCAAAATTATAAAGTTACTTTCTTTGGTAATACTGTAAACCTTAGCGATTTATTAGGTGAGGCAACTCTTAACAATTTAGATTTATTAAATAAGGATTTTAAGTTTGAATATTCAGACACTAATATACTTAGCATGATGTCAGATGCTATTGATATTACTTCTGGTTATGAAACTTTTGAGGATGCTTTACTTGTCCCATTAATTACTCATACTGATAGGCTGTTTTATGACACCTCTGCTAATGATGCTGGAACTGGAAATATAGCTTACTCTGCAGCTTCAGATATTCACGGTGTTAACTATTTACAATTAAAACCAGCTATAAGACTTTATGCTATAATTAAATCAATTGAGATGCAATACTTAAAGCCTCAAGGAATTATTATAAGTGAAGATTTTATTAATAAAACCAACTTGTCCTTTTATAATCTGTATATGTGGTTACACACTAAAACAGGAGGGCTTATAGAATCTAACGATGCAATGGCAGTAATGGTCAAAGGATTTACCTTAACAGACTCTAGAAGTCAAGGACATAGAAAAATGGGCAAAGTCTCTAGTTCTTCTTTGGAAACTTATACGTCTGGAAAGTCAAAAAATATAAGTATTACAATTACTCCAGCTGATCTTACAGTTGAATACGATTTTATAATTAAGAAAAATGGTGAAGAGTTTAACAGAAGTAAAGGATTAACTGGAGTTAATAGTGAGATTAAAAAACTATCACTAGACAAAGGAGCAGCAGAATGGACATTTTTTGTTGAATCAAAATCAGCCGTAGGTTTTAACTTAACTTTTTCTGCTAAAAAACCCTATGGTCTTAATTCAAACAGGATAATTGAATGGACAGGTGCAGCTACAGTATTAAGTAATCAGCAAGTCACTGCTGGTGAACACCTTCCTAAAATGAAGATTATAGATCTACTTACTGGGATTTTTAAGATGTTCAATTTGACAGCTTATATAGATATGGAAAATGTATTGCACATTAAAACCTTAGATCAGTTTTATAGTGACAGTACAAACTATTATGATATAACTAAGTATTTAGATAAAACCTCATCGCAAGTAGATTCAGTAATTCCCTTTAAACAAATCAAGTTTACTTATGAAGGCAAAAAGACCTTCTTTGCTGCTGATCATGAAGAGAGATTTAAGAAAGCGTGGGGTGATTTAAAGTACAGCTCTTCAGATACAGATGGTGGCACTTATGAGATTAAAGTGCCTTTTGAACACATGAAATATGAGAGGCTTATAGATGCTAATACAAGTGTAAGTAGCCCCACTAATAGAACTAATATACAATGGGGTTGGTCTGCTGATACTGGCGAAAAAGCAATACTTGGTAAACCATTACTGTTTTACCCTCAGTTAAGAAGTGGAGGTGTTTGTGTTATAAATGCTAGTAATACAAAAGTTCAAAAAACAAGTGCTTATTGTCCTAGTAATTCATTATACACTTTATCAGGATATACTACTTCTGGAACTTTAAAAGATGCCAACTCAGAAAACATCCATTTTAATGCTGAATTTAATGAGCATCTATTTGAGTATGCTTTTCAAAAAACTCTGTTTAATGAGTATTACAAAACATATATAGAAGATATATTTAGACAAGACAGAAGATTAACAAAGGTCAAGGCGTATATACCTATAAAGTATTTGCATAAAATTACTTTAGCAGATAAGCTAATCATACGAGATAGGGTTTACAAAATAAATAGTTTAAAAACCAATTTTGAAAATGGTTTGTCTGACTTAGAATTAATTAATGTAGTTGATGAAAGACCAATTATAGAAAACTTAATAGATGATATTGGAACTGCTGATAATGCTTTTTCTTCGCTTACAGTAGACTCCACTTTAGTAACTATAGATGCTACGGCTGATTTTAAAGGCTTTATAATTCCACCAGTTACAACTAAAGTACCTACAGCTATACCAAGCAATAAACCCATCCCAGTAGCAAATGTCCCTTGTACTGTTACTGCTCCTACTATTAGTTTACCAACTCAAGAAACCAATACAAGTACAGTAGTTAAATTCAAGTATACAGTTTCTAGTTTAGGCAAGATTTGTGATGCTTCTAAAATGGAATCAGTAGGCTTTTTATTTGCTGATGCTGAGGCAACTCTAAAAACAAGTAATGACGTTGATACTTTAATCGGAACTTCTGGAGTTACTAACAGGAACTTTTTACAAACAGATACAGGAACTTACAGCACTGAAATATCTGGACTTACAAACCCAGATACTAAATACTGGAGATTTTATGCAAGAACAAATACAGACGGTGCTTATGACAAAGCTGATGCAATTTCAGATGTATATGCATCTTCAACTTTTGTCTCTGTTAGTTATACTACTACAGCTACAGCTACAAGGTATCTACTTTATGATATTAGCCCTACTGCTACAACTGGTAATATTAGAACTATTAGAATAAAAGACTCAGACGACAATTTAGTTGATTATAAAGGGATCGGAGGTTATCAAAACTTTAATAGCAAGATAGTCCCTTATGTAGTTGAAGGGTTACCTTATACTTTTACAGCAAATGGAATTTCTACTTGGACTGGTATTTGGGGTTTTGACACTCAAAGTGGAGTACATTACCACGCTACTTCAAGAGATGAAGCTGAAAGACTGGCAAAGGTTAATAATACTTTAATAGCCTCTAGTAAAAATATAGCCTTTAGCAATAGAATTACAGGAACTGAAAATACAAGTAATACAGATGGACTTTCACCATTAAGATATGAAGGCTATGCTTTATATGATATTGACTCAGATACTTACAACCCCCCATTGCATGCAGACGGTTACTATGCAGTTTGGAGAGTAGATTCAAATGGTGTTTATGCTTGGGATATAACAAGAGACAGAAATGCTATTCAATGGAATCAGGGATTGAGTTGTCAATTAGTTAATGGAATAGTAACAAACCTTCAAAGATTTACATAATGAAAGATATAATACAAATGCTAGAAGTAGCCAAACAAGACCCTAAAAACTTAGGTGAATTAAGCAAAATTGCTTTAGGCAAATACAAGCTCCCTACAAGTTTTAGAGAGGGCGTAGAACAATTAAAATATATATAAAATGAGTACAACTGTTAACGTAAGAGTCAATGCTGATACTAATAAAGCTAATAAGAATGTAGGCAAGTTTAATGACAAATTAAAAGACACCTCAAAGGCTAGTAAAAATGTACAAGCTGATTTGTCTGAAGTTAAAAATCAAGCTGATGCTGCTACAGGTGGTGCTATAAGTAGGTTCAAAGGTCTTATAGGGACTATTAAAAATGTAAGTAAAAGTTTTGTCACTTTAAAAGGTGCTATAATTGCTACTGGTTTAGGTGCTTTAGTTTTAGTTGTAGGTTCAATCGTTCAGGCTTTTAGATCTTCAGAAGAGGGTCAAAATAAGTTTGCTAAAATAATGGGTGTTATCGGTTCAGTTGTAGGTAATGTAACTGATAAAATTTCTGACTTTGGAGAGTTATTACTCAACAACCCTATGCAGTTATTAGACGATGTACTGCAAAATATAATAAACAGATTTAAAGGTATTCTTAGGTTCATTCCAAGTATGGGTGAGGCATTAAACCTTGTTTTTAAAGGTGAGTTTTCTGAAGCTGGAAAGGTGGCTAGTGATGCTGTATTACTTATAGCTACTGGAACTGAAAATGCTACTGATAAAATTAAAGAGTTTTCTGAAGAGATTAAAAAGGATGGTGAAAGTGCTGCTCAAGTTGCAGATGCTAGAGCTAAAGCAGACAAAGCCTCAAGAGAATTAACTATACAAAGAGCAGAAGCTGATAGAGACAGAGCAGCTTTATTAGAAAAGGCTGTAAACAAAGAATTATTTACTGTTAAAGAAAGGATTGAATTTTTAAAACAAGCTGGAGCTTTAGAAGAAGAAATAACAAACAAAGAAATAGAAGCTGCTAAACTAAGAGCTGATGCAAAAATATTAGAAAACTCCTTATCAAAATCCACTAAAGAAGACTTAGAAGAGGAAGCAAACTTGAAAGCAGAAGTTATTAGACTTGAAACTGCTAAACTCACAAAACAAAAAGAGGTTACTTCTCAAACTATTGCCTTAGTAGCTGAAGAAAAAGCAGCCAGAGATGCTATTAAAGCACAGGAAAAAACAGAAAAAGAGGCTCAAGATGCTGCTAACTTAGAATCAGAAAAAGCCCTTGCTGATTTAAAAAACCAAATAAGAGATGCTGAGGCTGTAAGCGAAGATGAACAAAGAGCTTTAGAAATTCAAAAGATAACAGAGCATTATGACAATCTTATTGCACTAGCTGATAAAAATGGGCTAAGTATAGTTGGTTTAGAAGAGGCTAAAAAGAAAAAACTAAATGAGTTAAATCAAGGTGCTGCTGAAGATGAACTAGAATGGGCTGATATAACTACACAGCAAAAGTTAGATATGGCTGGTGGAGCTTTAAATGACATGGCTACTATTATGGGCAAAGAGAGTGCTGCTGGAAAAGCTGCCGCTGCTGCCGCTGCAACTATATCTACATTTTCTTCTGCTACTAAAGCCTTCGACTCTATGGCTTCTATTCCAATCATTGGCCCAGCATTAGGAGCTGTTGCTGCAGGTGCTGCAGTAGTTGCAGGTATGGCAAATGTCAAAAAAATATTATCTACTAAAACACCTGGTGGTGGTGGTGGTTCTCCAAGTTTAGGAGTTACTGCTGGTGGAGCTGCTAAGTCTCAACCCCCATCTTTTAATGTAGTAGGTGCAAACTCACAAAACCAGTTAGCTGAAACTATAGCTGGCACACAAAATAAGCCAGTGAAGGCTTTTGTAGTTTCTAACGAAGTCTCAAACGCACAGGCACTCGATAGGAATATTGTAGAAAGTGCGTCATTAGGTTAAAATTAAAATTATGAAAGAGTTAAACGAAGATTCAAAATTTCAAATAAGTATTAAATCCTTAATAGCAATAGCAGTTGGAATATTCACCTTAGTAGGTTTTTACTTTGCTTTGCAAGCAGACATTGAAGAGGCTAAGGAACTGCCCAAGCCAGAAGTAAGTAGAACTGAATATGATTTAAAAGATCAGCTTATACGAGAGACTATTTTAAATACAGAAAAAAAGGTGGACGAAAATGGTAAAACCTTAGATAAAATAGAAGAGAGATTATATGAAATTAACACTACAAAAAAGAAAAGATGAATTATTTAACAATTTTAATGATGTTCTTATTTAGTGTTCAACAACCTGAAATAAAACTTTTAGAAATAAATGCTGAATGGAATAAAAGAAACGATGTAAAGTTAAGCACTTTACCAAAAGAGTATAATGGTATTCCTATAAAAAAAGATTATGCCTT